GTGGAACGCCTAATCGTTGGACGCCTGAAAAATGTATGGTTATTAAAATCAATCCATTGTGGGATAATGAAGCTTCTGAGGAATGTGTTGATATGATGAACTTCTATAATAGCCAAGTTTTAAAGGCACGTAAAGGCGAAAAGTATAGCTTAAATAGAAAAATGCATTGGAAAAAGAAAGCTGAATTAATGACTGATGAATTAACGTATAGCGATATTTACGTTTATTTGAACGATGATGATAATACGCCTGATAAGATACTTGAAGAATGTAGGTATCAAATATCACACAATGAAGATTGTGCTGTTG